TGTTGTTACTGTTGTTGTTTGTTATGTCCTTATTATAACAACTTGCCTGAGAATGTCAATGCTAATCGGTGAAGAAAATAAAAGATTTCCAAAGTAGTTGTAAGCCCTTACTGTCAAAGGACTTACGACCTCGCCGCCGGGGCCGTTCGCCCTAAATCCTTACGCGGAAAGGACTTGGGGGGTTTTTTGCTCACTGACGCCCCCCCACCGTTGTGTCAGAAAATCTGGGGTGGTTTGTACGCAATTCAACTTATTTTTCTTATATGTCTTACCTAAATTGATCTGATTGGCCCCTAATATGCCCCCTTGGCCAGTTTCTTTTGTGCATATTCTTGTTTTTGGTGTATAATACTAATAGAAACATGTTGTTTAATTAACCCCCGAAGGAGTAACGGTAAATGGGACGCAAACGCAAACGTAAAAACTCGCAAAACATTAATACCCAGCTTCACGCCAAAAGCACCGCCCAATTGGAAAGATCCTTGGAAGGTATGCTCGATATTCCCGATCCGGAAGAGGCCCCCGACTTTGATTCAGAAGAATGGGCTGGACCCTCGCCCCCCCATATGATAAATGGACAAACCTACGAAGAGAGAAAAAAAAGGAAGAAAGAAAAAAAGGATGAAAACGCCAAACAGCATGAGTGAACAGGAAGTTATAGACGTAATAACTAGAGTGGCCAAGAAACTCGCCCCTAAATTTGTCTTTGCCTCATATGAGTCCGAAGACATAGAGCAGGAGGCTTTTTTAATGGGAGTTGAGGGACTGGAAAGATATGATTCAGACAGGCCCCTTGAAAACTTCATGTACGCGCACATTAATAATCGCCTAAAGAATTTTAAACGAGATAACTACTATAGATTTGATTACGGAAACGCCCAAAGAATACAAGATCGTAAAAAAAGCATTCTTGAGCCCGTGGACATTGCCGCACTATACTCTGTCTCCACCGAAGATGAAACGGTTAGCAATGCCCATATGTCCGAGATGATAGAACTTATCGATAGAAAGCTTCCGTCTGACCTTAGAGGAGACTATCTTAGATTACAAACAAACTCTCCTTTGCCAAAAGGCCGTAAGGCCATAGTCATCGAAGTTATAGAGGATATTATTAACGGACAATATGATGAGGAAAGGTAAAGCCATGTGTGGCATCTTTGGTTCCATAAACACAAATGCACTAGAAGATACTTATACGGGACTATCTCGTTTAGAGTATCGTGGTTACGATAGTTTCGGATATGCGGCTTTAGAGAACATTGCCGGGACGCTGCGGGGCGGGGCCAATTCTGTAAACGTATACCGTAAGCTGGGGCCTTTAGATGAAAAATGTTTTTCTGATGACGTAGACTATTCGGCCGTAATTGGACATGTTAGGTGGGCTACCAATGGAGAGGTTACTGTAGAAAATGCTCATCCTCAACAATGCGAAGACTTTTATGTAGTTCATAATGGAGTTATTGAAAATGCCCCAACACATATGTTAGACACGAGGTGGCTTGCCAATCTTCTTGAGCTAAGTCGACATGATCCGGCAGGCCCCGCTCAGAGCGTATACAATAAAATAGATGGTGACAATGCTTGTGTTTTCATTAACAGAAGGACCGGCGATGTCTATTGTTTAGCTAAAGGGAGCAAGAGATTATATATTACTAATAATGGGTATGTGAGCAGTGACTTGAACGCTTTGTCTGGATTTAGTGACAAAGCACATATACTAGACAATGGTTTCTGTTTGTTGGGTTGGGATGATATCCGACATGTTAATTTTGTTTCTGTACCCCATTCAAAGCAAGCTTCTAGCAATAAACATGAACACAAAATGTTGTCTGAAATAGAAGAACAGGCAACGCTAGAAAGCAACCGGTGGCCCACAATAGAACACGACATTGATATAATTGCAACTGGAAGCAGCCTTCATGCCGCCATGTTCGGGTCTTATGCTTTAGAAAAAGCCAAGTCGATACAGATTAGGTGTCTTCATGCAAGCCAAGTACGATATAGATCGCTGGGTGTAGACTTGCTGGCTATCAGTCAGAGCGGAGAAACTAAGGATGTTATTAATGCCCTGAAAGATGAAGGGGAGTTTACGTGTATTACAAACAATCCACACTCAACCCTATACGATATGTCTAGTAACCCAATAAGGATGGATGTTGGGCCAGAAGAAGCGGTGGCAGCTACAAAGACTTTTACCATGTCATGTATAAAGCTGTGTCAATCAGCGGGCATTCCCATGAGCGGATTTCAGCCATCCATACAAGACGTGCTAGACAGAACTGATGAAATAATAGAGCTGGCTGACAGGATTATGGGCTACGAACACTTCCTGTTTTTAGGAGATAGGCAGAATTATCCCATCGCCCTTGAAGGGGCTTTGAAATTTAAAGAAGTGGCCTATGTACACGCGGAGGGTATGCCCTCGTCAGAGATGAAACACGGCCCCATCGCCCTCGTAGACCATAGAGTGCCTAGCCTGTTTATTATTACAAAAGGATTTTCACCCGAGACACTTTCAAATGTACAGGAAATAAAATCAAGGAAGGGATTCGTAGTAGCAATCACGCACGACGCCATAAAAAACGACTTGGAAAATCTTGCAGATATAACGTTTTCTTGCAAGGATACTGGAGAACAATTTTCTCAGTCTCTGGTGCTTAACGTTGTTCTTCAGTTGCTTTCGTATTATATCGCGGTCAAAAGGGGGATCAATCCTGACAGACCAAGAAATCTAGCCAAATGTGTGACAGTATAGGGGGAATGGGATGGACACAAAGAGATGCACAAAGTGTGGAGAAGAGAAACCGGCAACGGCGGAATATTTTAATCGGACAGTAAGGGAAAAAAGTGGGCTTAATACGTGGTGTAAGGATTGCCATAAAAAATACCGCGAAGAAAATCGGGAGAAAATATCAGCATACAAGAAAAAACACTACGAAGAGAACCGGGATCAAGAGAAAGTAAGAGCGAAAAAATACTACCAAGAGAACATTGAGAAACAAAAAGCGAAAGCTAAAAAACACTACGAAAAAAACTGTGAGAAAATAAGAGCGCGCGTAAAAAAATACCGTGAAGAAAACTCGGAGAAAGTATTAGCACTCAAGAAAAAATACTTGAAACGACGGCGACAAAAAGACCCCATTTTTAGATTACTAGATAGTATGCGTAGCAGGCTTTATCAAGCTGTATCTGGAAAACAGAAAAGCTCTCGCACCATGCAGTATGTTAACATGACTCCTGACGAATTAATGGATTACTTAGGGCAACAGTTTACAGAGGGGATGACGCGAGACAATTATGGCAAGTGGCATGTAGATCATATTCGACCACTATCGTCGTTTGATTTTACTGGACCAGATATAGAGGGGCAATTACATATAGCATGGAATTATACAAACTTACAACCTTTATGGGCCGCAGACAATATATCTAAGGGGGCGAAGTATGAAGAAGGGTAGATTTTCAACTGAAGAAATGTCTTTTATCGAGGCGCAAGCCGAGGTTCTTTCTCCAGAAGCCATAGCACAGAAACTAGACCGCGACCCGGACTCTATACATGACTGGATAGGCAAAAAGGTGGGATTCTCCGCAAAGCAGAAAAAAGAGGCGGCTGTTGCTAACGAATTAAAAGAGAAGCCATATTATAAGGAGCTATCCACTCAGTTTTCATCTGAAGAATTAGAGTTGTTCGAGTTCCACTTTAAGAAGATGTGGAGTCAATTCAGGGACGATGTGTTTCACACGGAAGAAATGCAAATCATTGACACTATAAAACTCGAAATACTCATGAACCGTATATTAAAAAGCCAACGAAGCAATCAGGAAGAGGTTGCTGTGGCTGAAAAATTGGTGCGGGAAGAGAAAAGTAGAGACAAGGATCAGCGAGATATGGATCTCATCATTGGCTTAGAGCGTCAGGTTGCCGTTATGCGGGCCTCGCAGGAAACCCTGTCCAAAGACTACAAAGATCTTCAGGGTCGCAAGGCGGCGTTGCTGAAGGATCTCAAGGGCACCAGAGAGCAGCGAGTGAAAGCAATTGAAGATTCAAAGCTAACATTTGCATCGCTTGTGAAGAAAATCGCAACCGACCCTCAGTATCGAAGCGAACTTGGTATTGAAATGGAAAAAATGCGACTCGCGATGGAAGCAGAGAAAGAACACCTTTCGGAATACATGTCATATGAGGACGGGCAGATTGATCAGCCATTTTTAACGCCGGAGACAATAAATGAAAGAAAGGACGTGTTATGATAATGCATAGGCTCTTCTTAAGGTGGTGGCTAGTGTATACTAGTATTTTAATTGGACTTACCGTGTTTACTCTTGGGGACGGCTGGAACGATTTATGGGAAAAAGATGTCACCAAGTTGAGTTTTGTTATTATTGCTATGTTTCTCGGTATGTCTCAATGGTGTGGATATAAGACATGGTTGATGAGTCGCTTTATAGATGGAGGGGGGAAGGTAGAAGACGAGCACATGATGGAGAAGGTGGAAAACACAATGGAAGCTGGGTGGTTTACTAGTGAACTGTGTCTTACTATCGGTATGGCGGGGACAGTAATAGGCTTCATTATGATGCTGTCGGGATTTACTCAGTTGGATGTGTCTGACGCTAGTACTATTCAGGGGTTAATTAAAAGTTTGGGGACCGGCATGTCTACGGCGTTGTATAGTACCTTAACGGGGTTGATATGTAGTGCGATGTTAAAAATTCAATATTTTAATTTGAGTCAGGCCGTAGAAAAGGTGAAACGATGAAAAGAGTCTATCATGCGCATCTCTCTTTTTTAGACTTGCTGTTTAACACTTTACTGTGTTTTGCGGCGCTTTTCCTTTTATCCTTTATGCTGATTAATCCTAGTAAGAATGATAATAACGTCAAATCAAAAGCAGACTTTCTTATCACTGTAACGTGGTCCGATGAAAAAGATAATGATGTAGATGTGTATGTTCAAGATCCACAAGGAAATTTAGTGGCTTTCATGCGCAGAGAAGAGGGATTGATGCACTTGGATCGAGACGACTTGGGAAAACGCAACGATATAGTGCAAACCCCACTGGGACCGATCACTCATCCAGAAAACAAAGAGATAGTAACACTGCGAGGCTATATGTCCGGAGAGTACATTGTGAACGTGCATATGTATACGCGGAACTCTAAAGAGCCTACGACTGATGTATATGTGCAGCTAGACAAGGTTAACCCGGTTTTCAAAACGGTGTTACTGAAAAAGGTGACTCTTGGGGATAGTGGCGATGAGAAAACGGCATTCAGATTTGTTTTAGATAAGGACGGAAAAGTTACGAAAGTGAATTATCTTCCTATAGTCTTAACGCGAAGGGGCGTGCGACCATGACGGAAATTGCGATGGGGTTTGTATTGATAGCGGCCTTGATTTTATGGTTTATTATAGGGTCTAAGGGACACTGGGGAATCAAAGCGTCCATGATATTACTGTCCCTTTATTTTTGTTTGTCGGTAGGTTTTTCTATTGCGGGGTTTATGGGCTGGCCGACTGATGACAAGCTTCCTTCCAAGTTTTTACTTCATTGGGTTGTAATTCAGGAGCCGGATGTAAAACTAGGAGACGAGGGCAGTATCTATATTTGGGTCAGACCTATTAACGAACCCGGAATAGAACATAAAGAGTGGAACGATTATTTGCTTTCTTTTTATGATGGAAAGTCTCGACCAAGAGCTTACAGAATGCCTTACTCCAGAGAACTACACGAACAGGCCCAAAAGGCTATAGACGCAATATCTAGAGGAGAAGGAGTAGGTGGAATCAACGGAACAGACGAGAAAAAGGGAAGAGGCAAAGAAAGCGGCAAGGGTAAGGGAAGCGATAAAGCCGGTGATGGTGGAAGAAGTTTAACTAACAATGGAGGCATAGAATTTCACAAGCTGCCTCCGCCCAAATTGCCAGATAAGGATGGATATTAATGAAGACTATTATTTTCGGAATAACGGGACAAGACGGAAGTTATCTAGCGGAATTACTTTATAAAAAAGGACATGAAGTAGTGGGTGTCACCCGCAGAGTGAGCGTAGACACCCTCCAAAGGATTAGCCATATCCTGCCCAAAATTGAAATTGTAGAGGGCGATATCACGGACGCATTCAGCGTGTCGAACATTATAAAAGAATATGAGCCCGATGAAGTTTACAACTTGGCAGCACAGTCCCATGTGGGAACATCTTTTACTCAGCCGTCCCTAACTTGGGATGTGACCGCTGGTGGATGTTTGAACATCTTAGAGGGTATTCGCTATTCTGACAGAAAAGAAAAGATCAAGTTCTATCAGGCTAGCTCTAGTGAAATGTTTGGTAAAAATTACACAGTTTGTGACTCGCAAAAATATCAGGATGAAAACACTCCATTCTCCCCACAAAGTCCATATGCCGTCGCGAAGCTTGCGGCACACCACCTTGTGGGAAACTACAGAGATTCCTATGGGATTTTTGCTTGTAGTGGCATTTTGTTCAATCACGAGAGCGAGAGGCGTGGTGAAAAGTTTGTCACCCGGAAAATTACGAAGTGGATTGGGGAATTTGTTGACTGGAGAAACAAACAGGTCTTTATTCAGAAAGTAGCACAGGCTGAATCTAGAGAAGGAGATGATCCAGATATGATTTATGTGGGGGGTGAAGAGGGTTTTCCAAAACTTCGTCTGGGAAACCTAGATGCCTACCGCGATTGGGGTCACGCAGAAGATTATGTGCGGGCCATGTGGCTAATGATGCAGCAAGAAGTGCCTGATGATTATGTTGTGGCCACGGGCGAAACACACAGTGTTCGCGATTTTCTTAATGTTGCGTTTGCCCATGTGGGAATTACTGAATGGGATGATTTCGTGGTGATTGATCCTGAGTTCTATCGGCCCGCTGAGGTGGATTACCTACTGGGGGCTCCCCTGAAGGCCAAGACGGTCTTGGGTTGGGAAACACAGGTCACATTTGATGAATTGGTACAAAGAATGGTGGAGAGCGATATCAATGAGGCGAAATTACAACGACCCAACCTACAAGAGATTTAGGCGGGATGTGCTAAAGCGCGACAAATTTACCTGTCAAATGTGTAAAGCTAAGGGGAAAAGAGTAAGACTTAACGTACACCATATTATGAAATGGTCTTCGGCATCCTCGTTGCGATATGACGTGGACAACGGAATAACATTGTGTAAAAAGTGCCACGGTAGCGTTAACGGCAAAGAAAGTCACTATATTACGTATTTTTTAGAACTAATCAAAAGGAGCCAATAATGTCTAATACACCAAAGCCTAAATGGGGAGCAGATCCTGTGACATCTCACGCACTTGCTATTGAAGTTTTACATTCTGACAAGTTGTCCAGAATTAAAGAGAAAATTAACGCCCTAAAGAGCGGCGAGAGTCTCACTGAAAATGTTGACACATTATGTTTTAACGACATCTGGGCCACATACGAGAATGAAAGAAGAAATCACAGACAGGGCGGATTGGGAAAATTTCGAATTGATTACGATAAGGCGAATGGAGTGATGACCGTAACCAATATCGAGCCGGGAAAGCCTCAGCCCGCACCCGCACCCGCACCAGTTGAGCCAGTTGAGCCAGTTGAGCCAGTTGAGCCTGTTGACCCGGTTGAGCCCGATTCGCCAGTTTTTCCAGAACCCGATAACGGTTAACGTTTGCCTATGAAGAACTATACAGTAATAAAGGACACGCGAGAACAAGACGGATGGACATTCTCCCCCTACGATAGATGCGACGGTATGGAGATTAACACTCTTCACACCGGCGACTACACCCTTAAGGGGTTTGAAGATATCGTTTGCGTGGAAAGAAAAGCCTCTGTGTCAGAAATAGCAACGAATCTAGGAAAAAAGAAAAAAGCATTTTATAACGAGATGGAAAGAATGAAGGACTTTAACTTTCGTTATCTTATGCTAGAATTTTCGGCTCTAGACGTTATAGACTATCCTCTTAGTTTACTGAACAAAGAAGATCGAGAACTATATGGGCTGTATAAATCTGGAGAAATTGAGCTTCCAGACTTTAAAAGATTCAAGATAATAGAGCAGACAAAAATAAGTGGCAAATATTTAATAAAGTCGCTGATGGAACTTAGCATAAAGTATGATATAAATGTTATGTTTTGTGGAAATAAGAATGGTGCGTTTTTAATATGTAACAGTCTTTTTAAAAGATTAAACGAATTATTCTACGCGAGGGACAAAAATGACGGGGTCCAAGAAACTACCGAGTAAAGTTTATGTTCTGGGTCACGAATACGCAATAGAAGAGATGCCAGAAACGCTATTTAAGGAAAGAGAAGCGTATGGCGACTGTGACAATGAACAAAAAAGGATTAGGATTTATTGTGGAACTACGCAATCTGTTACTAGGGATACATTACTGCATGAAATACTACATGCCGCATGGTCTCTCTTGTACATACAGTCAAAGGACGAGGAAGAGAAAATCATCTCTAGACTGTCCACGTTACTTATAGGATTTTTTGATGATCCAAGAAACCTAAAAGTCAAAACCTTTATTCTGGGTCATCGAAGGGAAAAGTCATGAATCGTTTTTTTTCAACAACGCTACTCACTATTCTTATTTTTCATACTTCAATATTGTACTCTCAAAACAAGGTTGCACAACATCTTCAAGATATTAGTGTTACGATTAAGGCTGGAGATTCCGAGGGTTCCGGCGTTATTATCTCCAGAGACATGCTGAAATACAAGAACTCCAAAGACAAGATTAAAGTTAATTTTGTGTGGACGTGTGCGCATCTGTTGGATGGTCTGAGATCAACACGCACGGTTATCGATGGAAATGGAAAAAATAAAACGGTTATCGAATTCAAAGACGCTCAGGTTGTAAAGGAGCTGGTGGAAGATGGTAGAAAGGTTGGCGAACTCAAAATGGACGCCA